GTGCTTTCTTCGCAGCCGAAACGCTGGGTCGATCTTGCATGCCAACGCTTGCAACGCCACGGAGGCGTTCACGGGCGAGACGAGTCTGCGACCTGGTGGCGCGCTTTGCTTGTGCTGGGATCTGCCGGTCGAGCTTGGCGATCTGCTGACGAAGAACTCCAAGCAGGCTGCGGTCGACGCCCATCGCATTGCGGCCACGGTAGAGACGGGCCAGGTTCTCCAGGCTGGCGATCTGTTGCTCAATTTCCAGTCGGTCTACGCCGTCGACTTCATCCAGATATGACCGCAACTTGGCGATGGCATCGTTGATGATTTCGGGCGTGTTCATCCGCAGGTCTTGGCCTTCGGCACGCACGGCTTCGCGCTCCGCAAGGATGTCAGCCTGGCGCGTAGGTAGTTCAGCGCGGGCGGCCTCGGCCTCGGCGCGGATCGCTGGCATCTCTGCGTTGAGCTGGTCAATGCGCGCTTTGATCGGCTCAATGTCGATGAATGCGTTCAGCACTTCGAGGTAATACTCGGGGAACCGAGGGGCTTCAGAGCGGCCCTCATACATCTGTTCTTCGATGGTTCGGGTCTGTTTGATTTCGCCATACCCCATCGGCACCGGCTGCTGGGCGAGGTCAAGCAATTCGCTGTATTCGGCGATGACGGCAGCTCGGTCTTCTGGCGCTGTTTCCTCAACGATGCGAACGATGTTTTCCAGCTCGCTGATCGCAATGCGCTGGCGGGTCACATCGTTTTCTTTGCGGGTGACGGCGGCGTCCATGCCACGGATCACGGCGGTCAGGCGGTTCAGTTCCTTGCGAACGTCACGCTTGCGACGAATCAGGAATTGGCTGTAGGCGGTGCGACCACGCAGGCTGGGCCGCGCACGCATTTCGCCGACTTCTGCTTCGGGAGCGCGCGCCATGAACCGTGCCGCACGGCTGGCTTCGATGTTGGTCAGCACCTGCTCGCGCATGCCGAGGCGACGGCGGTTTTCTTCCAGGGTGCGAAGGCGTGCCGTTTCGGGAGTCTCACCGAACGCGCGCACGGGGTCTTCGGCAATGGTGCGGAGGGTGGCCTGGATGGCGCCGAGAGCCTGGTCGGCTTCGATCAGTTTGGTCAGCTCGTTCTGCTGCTGGTCGGTCAGTTTCTTTTTCTGTGTTTGGAGGGCATCTCGACGGTCGGCCGCCTTGTTGACGAGGGTGATGACACGCTTGTTGACGCGCTCCCACACCGACTTCTGGATTCGCTGTGTCGGGTCGAGGGCGGCCCGAATGTCGTTCATAATGCCGGTCAGCAGGTTCCCGTCGATCACGTCGGCGTAGTCTCGGCCGATGGTCATCAACTGGTCGACGGTGGCCTGCACGTCTTCGCCGGTCAGGCGACGGATGCCTTGACGGCGTGTACGCATCATGGGCCGCATGACGGCCGAGTAGATGTTTTCGTTGGCGATGAAGTCTGGGAACTCTTGACGCAGGTCGTCGTAGAACGCTTTGACTGTGTTGAACGCGATGATGTACGGGAGCGGCTCGCGGTCGCCTCGGGCGATGGCGGCGTCGCCTTCCTTGGTCAGGTTCTCGAACAGATCGGCTGGTGCTCGGACATTGTCGTCAATGACCTCGGGCAACGAGCCACGGTCGATTCCGAGGTCATCGAAGATTGTTTCCGGCAACGCTCCGAGAGCGATCATTTCGTCCAAGAATGCGATCACGCGACGGTCCAAGGCTTGCAGGATTTCCGACTTGGTCGTGGCGTTCATGCTGTTCAGGACTTCCAGCATGAATGTCGGAACAGGCGTGTCGGCGACCCAGTAGAACGGCGCTGCGCCCTGTGGCATGCCTTCGCCTCGAGCCATCGCGGCCGTGTATTCCTTGGAGAACCTGACCATCGCGGCGTAGGTCATGTCGATGAGCGTGACTTCGGCTTCGCTCAACTGGGACGGCAGGCCGCGCTTGGCTTTCGTGTATTCGATGGCGGCGATGACACCCTGGGTGCTCGGCTGCATGCCTTGGCTGGCAAGGTACGGGCCAACCATTGGGTCGGTGGCCGCGCGCACCAGCTCGTCCGGCGTCGCGCCGTACTGCTGCTGGGTGAGTAGTTCGGGTGCTTTGCCGGTGTCGAAGTGGATGGCGGCTTCTTCCACCCATGCTTGACGCTGCTTCCATCCCTCGGGCGAGAACACATCAGGGTTCTGTTCCTTCAGGGTGGCAAGACGGTCGAGGTCGTCGGCGGCTTCGCGCAACGCTTGCGCTCGTGCCGGTTCTGCTTCGTCTGCCAACTGGCGGTATCTGACTGCCGTCTGCCGGTTGGCTACCGGTGTTTCGGGGGCTGGGCCGCGCTGCGAGATGCGCTGGAACTCGGCCACCTTTGTTTGGCGAGCACGTTCTCCGGCGAGAGTGCCGCGGCGGGCGGTGGCCCGGCCAATACCGACGCTCGGCTCCAAGTCGGTGCGGCGGCTTTCCAGATCAGCGATCTGCGACTGGAGGTTTTGGGCAACTTCGGTGTTGCCGGTGCTTTGGGCAATGTCCTGCTGCGTCTTCAGGTCGGCGATCTTGCTAGTCAGATCAGCGATACGACGCTCGTTGAACGCCTGGTACGCCCCACGCAATTCGGTGGCGACCTGACGGAACGGCGCCTCCGCGCGGCCCACTCGACCGAGCGGCTCAATGGCGCCAGGGGCCACGGTGGCGAGACGGCCCGAACGTGCTGCTGTTCCGGCGACACCGCGGGCAGTGGTGCCGACTGGTTCTTCGATGAATCGCCCGGCGGTGGAGACGGCCTGGCCGGTGCGGGTAGCGCCCATACGGCTCAATGCGCCACCACCTCGAGCTACGACGTTGCCAAGGCCACCAGCACGGCCAGCAAGGATCACGTTGCCAATGTCTTCGACCAGCAGGCCACCGAGGTCGCCTTCACGGAATGCGCGGGCGTAGTCGATGCCTTCTTCGCCGGTGTCGTACGCTCCAAGTGTGCCGACTTCTGCCAGGCGCCGTCCGGTCGCGGTCACCGACGGAATCACCATTGAGGCCAACGGATATTGGCGCTGAGCTGCATAGGCGAGCAACGCTTCACCTTCCAGGCCAAGTTCCTCGCCCCGCTCGTAGTCGGTCTCCCAACGGCTCTTGTAAATGTCTTCGTCAATAATGTCGGCGGCGGTGTCGACCACAAACTCGCCGAGGCCGACGCCGGTCTGCGCTACTTTCCCGGCCAGGGTTGGGATTGCGGCAATACCGGAACCGATTGCTTTGACAGCCGATTGCGGGATGTCGACCAGCTTCTCGAATAAGTTCTTGTCGCCGAAGTCTGGCGCACCCTTTATTTCCGGTGGCTTCAGACGGCCGGTGCGTTGTGTGCTAGGTACTGCTGGCCTGCCAAGACGCGGCGTAGCGGGGCGCGTTGCGGTAACCATGTTGATCCCGCCTGCCGGGGGGCGCCTATTGGTTGGCGCTCCCAGAACCGGATTTTCGGCCATGACTAGCCTCCGAAGGCTTGCAGGAACTCAAACGACATCAGAATGTTGACAAGAATCTGTGCCTTCACGGCGTCACCTGTCTGCTCGTAATACTGACGTCCAATGTCGCGAATCGCATTCTTCTGCTGTTCAATCGTCAATGCTCCCGACTGCAACAGACCGTCTCGAGACTGAGCCATGAAGTCGACAAACTCCTGATCGGTCAGGGCTTCTCGAGCCAGACGGTCGGGCAGGTCACCGGCAGCGCTGCTCACAGACACGCCTAGGTTGTTCGCAACCTCAAGATCAAACGCTTCTTCTTCGGCCGTAGCCGGTCCCTCGTTCGCCTTTTCCATCGCCGAGTCATACTGGAACTGCTGGTATTGGGCGAGAGCGTCGGGGCCACCGGTCTGGAAGATGATTTCTTCCGTTGTAGCGTTGGGGTTGAATCCTGCCTGCATCATGTTGAACTTCATTTGGGCCTCGGCGAGGTCCATTTGTTCTTGCATGTAGTTGATGTCTGCCTGCGGGCCGAACAGGCCAGCGGCAAGCGCAGGGTCGAGGCCGAACTGGCTTGTGGCGATCTGCTGCTGATACTGGCTCATGGGTGTGGCAGCGAGTTCGGCGGCGAACTGGCGCAGCGGATCGACCTGCTGGGCCAAGTCCTGCTGCAGTTCGGCCCCCACGTTTCTTTGGGCGACAGCCGAGGCGACCGGCGTGAGCTGCTCAACGGTGCCTTGAGTTTGGTTCGTGTACGGCACGAGTAAGGGTTCGACGGCTCCGGTGGCGGGGTTGTAAACGTCCTGGGGTACGGCTTCGCCGGTGCCTCGCACCAAGTTCATGCGATCCATCGCGGCGCCGTATGTAGCGTTGCGGATGTCTTGCTTGGCCCTTGCTTCAGCTAGCGCACGCTGGAAGAAATTGTCGCCGATTTCAGCCGGGGCATTATTGACGAGGCGCTGCAAGTCGGCGTATTCGGCACGCTGAGCGGCTCGAGTCGGCAGGTAAGCATCAAGGAAATCTTCTTCGGTAATTCGGCTACGGCGCAAGCGATCTTCGTAATCCTGCATTGTTTCCAAGCCTTGGATGGCCGGATCGAATGCTGCTTGGCGGGCCTGCAATTCAGCCAACCTCCCCTGCGCCGACCGAACACCGGCCGAACTGGACAGGGGCGATGTCAATTCCTGCTGGAGTCGACGGTATTCGTCTCGAGCGGCGCTTTGCGCGCCAGCGACCAGGCCGGATTGGGCGATGTCGGCTTCCAACAATGCTTGCTGCTGGGCCTGCGGGATGAGCGACGCGATGCCCTGTACCGCCGACTCGAGCATGCCGAGGGTGGTATACCCGCCGTACTTTTCGCCGTAGGTGGGTGCTGGGCCGCCGATGACCAATTTGGCGAACTCGCTGGGATCGTAGGCCGGGCCGGTAGATGGGCGCGAGAACGTGTACCCGCCGCGCATGCCGCTCGAACCTTGGTTGGCTACACGGGCGACGTCATCGACGGTGACGCCACGGACGCCGCGGCCAGCACGAAGCATGGGTGATTGGCTCATCGAACCTTGATCCCGAATGACGTGCCGCCGGGACGGATGGATTGGGAGGTGACTCGGCGGGCTGTTGCGGGGCGTGGGGTGATGGGGTTCGCCCACCGTTCGGCCGTGTCGGCGGTTCCGAGTCGTGTCACGGGCTGGGCGAAGCGGCCCATGTAGTCCTCTGCCTTTTTGAGAGCGTTATCGAAATAGGCTTTCAGCTCGGAAGCGCCCGACGTCGATCCTCCGGTGCCGGTCTTGCCTTCTTTGGCTGCCTTGCTCAACAGCTCCGGCAAACCGACGAGGTAGTCGCGCATTGCGGTGGCTTCTGTGACGAGCGAGTTGACGGCTGGCTGGTAGCCGACGTCCATGATGTTTTCGTATTGGCTGATGTCGCCACCATAGCGTTGCAGGCGCTGGTTGATGAGGCCACGCTGACGTTCGGCTGCTGCCGGGATGTCCTGAATGAGCGCCTGGTTGCGGAGCGCCATGTCGAGGGCCAGTTGGGCCAAGGGGGTGCCAAAGGGGTTTTCTGCCATTATCGTTTCGGCACTCTAGGGCCGCCTCCTGCCTTGGGTGGTGGTGGACCAAAGATAGTTCCCGGTGGGATGTAGATGCCGTCGACAACTCCGCCGCCGTTGGGCAGGCGGCGGTCGGGGCCGCCGACGATGGTTCCTGGTGCTGTGCCAGGCGGGACGAAACCAGGCGGTGGCGTGCCAATTGGCCGACCGCCAGAACCAATTTCGTTTGGTCCACCTTGACCCGGTGGCTGCTGGGGCATGCCGGGCTGGGCGGGTCCACCAGAGGTAAGCGCGACCAATTCCCAAGCCCACTTGGCCTCGTTCCACACATAGTCGTAGCCGGGGGGCGGGTTGCCAGGCTTCGGCGGCTTGACTCGTGGTTGTTCCGCGGGTGGGGTTGGTGTCGGTTCTACGGGCCGAGTAATGGTTCCTGGCGTGCCTGTTCCAGTTCCGCCACCACCGCCGCCGCCGGTACTTCCGCCGCCACCGGCTCCACCCGTGCCACCCTTGGCTTCAAGTTCGGCTAGCTGCTGAGCCAACGCCAATCCGGCACGGTTCCAAGCATCTTCACGCTCACCCAATGCTGCGAGCTGACCTGATTTTTCGGCTGCACCCAATTCGACACGGCCGCGCATGCCTTCGCCGGACCGCAGAATACCGCGCGACTCTAGGTTGGCTTCGAGGTCGCGGTTGGCCTGCCGGTGCGCGGTTGCCAACTGGGCGATACGCGAGTCATAGGCAGACTGGGCGCGCTTCTTAGCGAGTTCGTATTCCCGTCTGTAGAGTTCGGCTGTTGCTTCGTAGGCCATGAAGTCTCCTGAACCTCTGGCTATCCAGCCTTCGGGGTGCGCTTACGGGGCATTTTAGCAGGCTGTGCCGTGCCTCCGTGGGCGGGTCCGTTGGCGTGGTTGGAGATTTCGGCGCGCACCTGTCGCAGGTCGGATCGGATTTCGCTGGAAACTAGGTCAAGCCTGTCCATCACGTTGCCGTGGTCCCGCTTGTTTTCTTTGCGACCACGCTCGATCAGGGCCACGATGATGATGGCGACGGCTCCGATGAGGGCAACGAGGATGCCTTCCATGTCATGCCTCCAGCAACTTGGTGAAGATCGCGTCGATCTGTTGACGGGTGGAGTCGGCTATCGCAGGCGACACTTCGACGTGTGTCCAGGCTGCACCTCGGGAGCCGATGGTGTTCTTGGAGTAGACCTTCCAGCCGTCCATGAGTCGGCCCCAGTCTCGAGAACAGCGGTATCCGGCGCCCCAGCCCTTAGGGTTCGGGATGTAGTTCCCGGCGTAGTCGTGGATTTCTTCGATACCTAAAACCTGCCGGTTCTGGTAGACAAATGAAATCACCTTGTGGAGCTGTTCGGGTGTGCCACCCAAGTCCATCGCCCGGAAGGTGGCGTGGACGGACAACTGTGCCTTGTCGACACCGCGCACGTTGCGGTTGGCGTAGACGCCCAGTCCTTTCAGGCCGAACAGGAAGCGCAGCCAGTCGTACACGGCAATAGTTCCCTGCCGGGCTTTCGGGTGGGGCGCGTCTTTGGTTCCTGTGTATGGGCGTGCCATGAGTGACACGCTAACACTTAGAACGGTGTGCGCTCTGCCTTTGTGTACGACGTCGCCTGGAGCATCGGGTAGACGCCCTCGGGTAGCAACTGCTGGATTTTCGCGAGGAACTCGTAACAGATTTGCTCGGCCCCGTCGACCGGCAGTTCGGCGTCAGAGGTTCCGGTGGCGGGTGAGCCGGGAATGTCGGGCGGGAGGGTTTCGACCGGGATGTGGAAGGTGATGGTGGCGTGGACGGTGTAGGACATGGCAGGTTCCCCTTGTTACTCGAATATCTCTTTCAGTTCCTTGTCGGTCAGGATGCCGTCCCGGTAGGCCATTGCGAGGCGCTGGGCGACGGTCAGGACGGCCCAGACTCCGGCCATGACGGCTGACTTCCAGACTTCGACGTCGACCAAGGCTCCGACACCGATGTTGGAGGTCGTGGCGACGACGAACACGGCGAGGGTTCGGAGGGCAAGTTTCTTGGTCACGACTCCACTATACCAACCGGAAGTTCGGTGACCAGTCATTTCTTGTGCAGGGCAGCCTCGAGCCGTTTGATGAGCCGGAACAGCTCGTCCTGCTCGTCGGCTCCGACCGGCGTGGATCGGTACAGGAACTTGAGGGCCGACCGGATGGTGGCTGCGCTGACTTCAGTCATCGTCGTCGTCCTCGTCGTCGTCATCTTCTTCGTCCTCGTCTTCGTCTTCGTCGGTTTCTTCGTCTTCGTCAATGAACGGGTAGTGGTGCGCCCATTCGGTTTCCACGTCGGCTTTGACCAAGGTCAGTACGCCGCTGGTCACCCAGGGTGGTTGTTCGGAGTCGCACATGACGAGTAGTTCCCTTCTGCCGTCGGCGTTGATGGCGTCGATGATGACAAGCGTGTGCATCGGGACGATCTCGGGCCAGTTTCTCGAGACGATGTCCGGCACCAGTTCTTGGGCTTCTACGGCGTGCCGGTCAACATTCACCATTTCTCCTTCTTGCGGTCCTGGCAGAACACCGGGGCTTGGACCGTGATGTTGTGCTCAGGGGTCACAATAGCGAGAGCCTGTTGTGGCACCTCGTAACCGAAGTTGTTCAGCCAGGCGTACTCGTCCAGCCCCTTGGTGGAGCCGTTGATGACCAGGTAGGGGGTGGAGATGTATTGGTGCCAATGCCCCATCCAGAGCGTCTCGAACGGCTGGCCGACTTCCATCGCACGCTGGGCTTTCCTGGCCCGCATCCGCATGATCGGGGGCCAGATACCGCCAATCCCACCACCGCCGGACACCTGGTCGCCGTGGGTCAGGAGATGCCCGTGGCCGTAGATCTGGACGAGGGTGTCGGCGTTCTCGGACACCTGGAACGTAAACCGTTTGTCGCCCTGGTAGTGGCGCTCCACCATTTTGCCCAGGAGCCAGTCGTAGTTCGTTTTGGCGCGCTGTTTCATCCGGGGCTTGCGGGACTGACGGCCGTGGTTCCCGACGACCACCGGGACGTGAACCTTGCCGAACTCGTCGGCGAAGCATCCGAGGGCAGCGGCCACCTGTTCGGACCAATGGAGCAGGCTGTCCAAGATGACGGCCTCGTTGGTGTCTTTTAGTTCCTCGTGGATGTCACCGGAGAAGATGTCACCGCCGAGCATGACGACGACCCCGTCGAAGGTGACTCCGGCCAGGTAGTGGCGGGCCATCTTGACGGCGTTGTCGACACAGAGGCGCAGGCGCTGTTCGGCGATGGTCCGGCTGTAGGCATTCAGGCCGCCAACCTCGACCGGGTCCACGACCTCGTCGAAGTGGGTGTCGGACAGCAGGAGCACCAGGGTGGCGTGCTTCTTGCGCCCGGACGGTGGGGCGACCATCCATTTCGGTGGGGCGATCTGGGCCGAGTCGGCGGCGTCGACAATCTCGAGCGCCTTCTCGAACTCCTGCATACGGGCCAGGAGCTGGGCGTTGACCTGGTCGGCCTGGTTCCGTTGGCGTCGGGCCTGAATCAGCATGGCCCGGAGCTTGTCGGTGTCGTCCGTTTCGTTGGCCGACCGGATGTCGTCTTCAAGACTCACAGACACACTCCTTGCGCCGGTGCCGGGTGACGACCGAATCGGTGATCTGGTAGCCCCGGCCCTTGAGCGCTCGAGCAATGGCGGTTGCCTTGACCATCGGGTCGGCAATGGCCTGCTTCAGGGCTTCGGCGTCTTCGGCTGGCAGAGCCTCGTACAGTTTGCTGATTCCGCAGGTGGTCCCTGGCCTGCCCTGGTTATGGGCAAGTATTTCGTCCAGTAGTCCCTTCTTCACTTTCCCCTCCTTGTGTGCAGTCACGCCGAAAGGCTACCCACAGGCTGGGGACAAGTCACGTCATTAGAGGTTGAATGCGGCTGACACTTCGTCGGGCATCGGCGCGCCGATACGACCGTCATTTGTCAGAAACGCCTCGGGATTCAACGCCCGGGCAAACGCCAACGCTTCGGACTGGGGCAATTCGGCAACCTCCCAATCAGCCAACAACGCCAAATCAACATCGCCGGTCAGATAGCCGAGGATGGTGCCAGCCTCAACGGTTGGGTCCACCCAACCTGACGCTTCCAGCCGACCGCCATTATCGGCAACGGCAGGCTCAGGCCCGAAACCATATCGTCCATCACCAGGCCATGTCAGTTTCCAGGTGAGATAGCGCACGGCTCTGCCTCCTTGTTTTGCAATAGCCCAGCGTTCAACATGGATTGCACGTTCCCAGCACCAATACCGTTCTGAACAGAGAACTGGTCAACGTCGGCCTGTCGCTGAAGTCGTTTCGCCCAATAGTTCGGCTGGTCATTCTCAATTTCATCAAGTGTGTATGACCCAACTTCTTCGGCCAGTTCTTCCAACCATGACATTTCAAGTCGTGCGCCAGCCAAAGTGCGTTCAGTCAACACAATGCCCAACTGTTTTTCTTCGGCCTCAATAGCGTCTAGCGGGTCGCCAGTTGACAGAAGTTTGTGAATTTCGATACGCGATTTTTCGATAGACAGTTCAGCCATCCGAATGTTGAACGCAAGATGCTGGGCTTCAATGATGATTTGTCGCCATTGCATTTGCGGTGTGTCATGTTGCCCGACAACAAAATGGCGCAGTTGAAATCGTGACCGTGAAGGTGCGATTGTTGTTTGTGTGTACGGTTCTAGGTTCATCGGTTTTCAAACCCAAATGGTCGGTTGCGAGAACTTGACAATCCTGTTCCCATCAGCGAACGCGCGTCATTGCTGAAAGCAAATTTTTCTCCTGAAGAAAGACGACTGGCAGTCGTGCTGGTATAGCCGCCAAGATTATAGAAGTTATTTTGTGAAGCAAAAGTTGAGTGACCTCGGCGTACGGTATTTAGACCCGTTGCCAATGTTGAACGGCTATCGGTACTCAAATCGAATTTGTTGACTGTTGTTATGTCGGCACTTCCGTTATAGCCGCCAGACACATAACCGTTTGTTGACGATTCTGCACCGCACGTTGAAACAACAGCAGAACTCAACCCCGTACCCAATGTGGTTGACGTATCTGAACTAAAAACAATTTTGTCAACTGTTGAAACGATAGAACCAGTATCGCCTCCACAGGCATAGCCATTTGTTGCTGAAGAAAATCCTGCCAGTCCATAACGTCCCGTCGACAAAAGTCCTGCGACGGTCGAACGCGCATCGGTGCTAAACAAAAATTTGTTCAAAATGGTGGGTCTTGTGGGAGTCGAAGTAATCCCACCGATGACATAGCCTGTAGTTGAAGACTCAAAACCGCAGGGTTCTTCAACAGCATCATTCAAACCTGTTCCAAGAATTGACTCAGAATCATCCGAAAAATCAAATTTCCCTGTTGTTGATGTTCGAGTCCCACTTTGGGTGCCGCCAGCGTAATAACCATGTGTTGAAGACGAAAACGATGCCATAGCCGATGTGGCTGTACTCAAACCTGTCCCTAAAGTTGTGCGGCTGTCATCGGAAAACAAGAATTTATCTACGGTCGTTACCGAAACGGTTGTAACGCCGCCGCCAGCATACCCAGAACCAAAAATAGGTTTAGCAGCCGCACCCCAACCTAAACCAAACGCCCCAGCGTTCGACTTCACACCAACAAGAGGCATCCCAAACTCCTAAGCGAACTGCGTCTGAGAAGCCAACACCGTATACGTCGGAGTCGCCGCCGTCTTGATAATCGTATACACATACACGTCAATCGACGAAGCGTTACCCGCCGCAGGAGCCGAACCACCCTGCCACTCAGGAGTCACCGACGAACCATCAATCTGGAAAGCCGTCGAATAGTAGGCCGTCGCACCGTTCGTCACAGCAAACACAACCGTAATCGAGTCACCCGTATCCAACAACGAAGCCAACGTCGTACCCGAATCACCGCGAACATTCAACGTCCAGTTGCCCGACGCATTCGACGTATACAACCAAGCTGTCGAGGTCAACGTATCGAAGTTGATTGTGCCAGTCGCCGCAGTCGCCGCAACATTCCACGACTCCTCGGCCCCTTGCAGGACGGCGTTGTTGACGATGGGGGCGGTCAGGGTCTTGTTGGTAAGGGTTTCGATGCCGGTCAAGGTGACGGCTGTTGACGGCAGGCTCGAGTAGCTCAGCGCTGACCAGGCGGTCGCCCCGTCGCCGATCTTGTATTTGGCGGTGTCTGTCTCAAGGCCGAGTTCTCCGGCGGCGAGCGTCGGGTCGGCTGAGGTCCATTGGGAGGCGGTGCCTCGTCGGAGCTGGATTTGGACTGCCATTACGGTGTGCCTCCGTCTAGTGGGTTGATACCGCCGTAGTTAGACGATGGTACTCCACCGTCCAGGTTGATCCCGGTGATCGTGGTGACGAGTTCCCAGGTAGTGCCGTCCCATATCCAGGTGCGGGTGCCGACGGTGAACGTGTCGTTCACGCTTGGCGAGTTGGGGAAATCAATTGCCATGTCAGTCTCCGACCGGGGTCCAGGTTTGGGTTGCTTCGTCCCAAGTGTAGAACCCGTTGCCGGTCGGGTACGGGACGGGTGGCTCCCAGAGGCAGGTGTCTTCGTTCAGCAGCCAACTGGGATACGGCTTCGGCGGGATGAAAGCATCTCGAGCCTCGTCGTAGGTGTAGCCGATTCCGGCGTAATTCTTGCGAAGTGGAGTGCCTCCATTGATATGCACGCCACCGTGGGTGTTGTACGAGGTGCGCTTACAGGTGAACCCGGCGGGGGCGTAGTAGACCTCCCAGTCGGTGACACTTTCCGCAAGGTCGTCCTCGTCACGACCGACGAAGACTTGGGTCACAACATTATTGTTGTCGATGAGTGCGTAGTGGGCCATTGTTGTATCTTATGCGAAGGTTACGGTGTCTGTTGCGCCTGCTGCGGTGATTGTGTACACGGTGTCGCCACCGACTGTTGAGGATGTTTGGGTGACACCAGCGGAGAACGTGGCTGTGTAGAGGGAAGGGATGCGGAGGATCACGACGCCGGAACCGCCAGCACCACCAGTACCAGCAGAACCACCATCACCTGCCCCACCGCCGCCACCACCAGTATTGACAGTCCCAGCACCTCCTGAGGTTGGCCCAGTTGTAGAACCGTTCCCACCACCCGCTTGACCCGTTCCTGCTGTACCACCACTTACAGTACCGCCGCCACCGCCTCCTGCCCGAGCGACAGATGAACCAGTAATCGAAGATGACACACCTGAACCACCATTACCGCCGACGTTTGATGTTGCTCCGTTACTACCTACGGAACCAGCACCTCCACCGCCAGCACCACCGCCAGAACCCGTACCAGACCCCCCAGTGCCTCCGGCATATCCTTGATTCGCCGTTCCGGTCCCACCGGCTTTTGAAACACCGGCCCCGCCTGCACCTGAACCACCATTACCGCCGACCTGGTTTTGATAACCGCCGCGGCCACCTCCGTCTGAGATGATCGTTGAAAAAGTTGAATTGCTACCAGGGCTTCCGTTGTTGTTGCCAGATGGCCCACCAGAACCTCCAGCACCGACTGTTATCAAATAGGAAGTATTTGCCGAAAGAACTAACGCTGATTCAGCAGATGAACCACCCCCAGATGATTCAGATTCAACAGATGAACGGTAGCCACCTGCACCGCCACCACCAGCACCACCATCAACGCTAAATCCATTTCCTCCACCGCCACCACCACCAGCGATGACCAAATACTGCACCCGCAAAGGCGTCACCGACTTGAATGAACGACCTTTTGAAGGATTGCCTAATGTTGAATTGCTAACTGACTGAATTGCCATATCAGGTCAGTTCTGATCCAAACAACTGGAATGTCTGATCGGCCGACGATGCGTACACTCGGACTACATCGCCCGCTCCGAGAGTAGCTCCGAATGTCAGCAACAGCGTGTCTTTGGCGGCAATAGGGGCGTCATAACACACAAACTGCTTGTCGTCATCTGCGGCGTTGTTGATCTTGATCCGCACACGAAAGGTGCCGGATGTTGCAGCCTTGTTGCACACCGAAAGTGTCGAACACACAGCCTCGGTTGCTGACGGCACTGTGTAAAGCGTTGTGTCGGTTGTGGCTGACGGCTCGACCTGGCCGAGAACTTTGTAGACGGTTGCCATATGTCATGCTCCCATGAGTAGGAATGAGGTTGGGATGGGATCAGCGGCGGTGCTTCCGGCGACGGTGGCCCCACCGATTTCCACCCAGGTGCTGTCGTACCGGATGTAGGTGGCGGCCGACGTAGAGTCGAACCACAGGTCGCCGTTCGACGGGCTGGCGGGGGCGGTGTCGGAGACGGTGACGCTGGAGCTGGCGGCCGGGGTGGCGGGGGCGAACTTGGTGCCGTTGTATTGGAGCACCTGGTTGCTTGTTGCGCCGGTGGTGTCAATCTCGATGCTGTCAACGGTCAATGTTGACGCCGAGATGGAGGTGGTGGCCGAAATGCTGTTGGCTGACAGGGCGTTGGTGATGGTGGCAGCTGCCAGGAAAGCGGTGCTGGTGGTGGTGATTTCGGCGAACGTCGGGCTGCTGGTTGTTGCGACGGCCTGTCCGATGGCGATGGTCGGGGTGGAGCCTTCGCCGGTTCCTCCCGTGACCGTGACACCCGTACCGCCGCTGACCGTCTGAACATAGTCGCCGGTGGTCTTGGTGCCGAGGGCGATGCTGTCGTTGCCGATGTTGGTGCTCGAGATGGTGCCGGTCAGGCTTCCAGCGGGCAGGTTGGTCAGTCCGGCGCCGGACCCGTTGAACTGGCCTGCGCTGGTCGTGATGTTGCCGGGAATGCTGATCGTGTTGGGGGCGGTGGCAATGCTTCCAGCGTTGACGACGATTTCGCCGGTCAGGGCGTTGAGTCGCCCGACGTGGCCCATGCATTGGACGATGTCGGTGGCGCCGGTCGGTTTGGTGGGGGTGGTTCCTCCACCTGCTGCGACGTAGACGTGGTCGCCGAGCACCCAGCCGGTGCCGGTGTTCTGCCCGTCGAGGGGGCCGAGGATGACGACGTGGCCGTTGTCGTTGTGGGCGATGGCTCCGTCGGTGAGGCCGATGGCGGGCATCTTGGCGGCGAGGGAGGCGTCGGCTGGGGCGACTTCGGCAACTTGGGTGGAGCCGACGGTGCCGGTGATGTAGACGGGGGTGCCGTTCGGGATCGTGGAGCCGGAGGTGTTCTTGACGTGGATGTAGACCGGCCCGGCGATTTCGCCGTGGATGTGGTTGGCGTACAGGGTTCCGTCGACGGTCAGGTCGGTGGTGAAGTGGCCGTCGCCGGTGACGTCCAGGCTGTAGGCCGGGGTGGTGTCGTTGATGCCAACCCGGTTGTTGGTGGCGTCGACGTAGAGGGTGCCAGAATCGACGTTGAGGCCCGCAAACGCGACGGATGACCCTGTGCCTACGTCCTGGCCGATAGCGACGCTGGGGGTCGATCCTTCGCCCGTACCGCCGGTGACGGTGACCCCGGTGCCACCCGAGACGGATTGGACGTAGTCGCCGGTCGTTTCGGTGCCGAGCGTGACGTTGATGGTGGCCCACTTGACGCCTTCGGTCGACAGGGCGTCGGCGGTCAGAACTTGGCCGTCGGTTCCGACGCCGAGCCGGGCCGGAGTGTCGTTGGCGGTTCCAACGACGAGGTCGCCCTTGGCGTCGATGATCGACTTGTTGATTGAGTTCGGGTCGGTTTCGGACGACCACTCGAGGCCGGTGGCGGTGGCCGAGTTGGCGACCAGAACTTGTCCGTTGGTGCCGACTGGGAGTCGGGTCAGGGTGTCGGGGCCGGTTCCGGCGAGCAAGTCACCTTTGGCGTCAACCACGGTGGTGGTGGGGTCAAGGGTCCATTTGACGCCGAGTGGGGCGGTGGAGTCAGCGACGAGCACCTGGCCGTCGGTGCCGACGGCGAGCTTGGCGGGGGTGTCGGCAGCCGAGGCAACAACCAGATCGCCTTTGGCGTCCAGAATGGTCTTGTTGATTGCGTTCGGGTCGGTTTCCTCGAACGGCGCCTGGGATACGGAAGGCTGCGCTAAGGACGGGGGGATCGTCATGTCGTGCCTCCTTTAGTACCTAATGATGTGGTCTGTAACTGTAGGCAGGGTGAAATTGGCGCCGGAGCCACCGTAAGTGTACCCAATGACGTCGAATAGGCCGGGGTAGGTCGCGCGGCTGACGGATGCGCCGTTTGTGCGTAGCCAGCCCGATGGAATGGGTATTGATGTGCCGTGCCAGCGGATTATGCCGCCAGTCGGCACGGCGCTGTAAAGCCAGTTTTCAAGGCCGAGGTCGCGAGCTTCCAACAGGTCTTTGTCTACGTCAGTTATTGACTGAAGATCAAACGACCGAAACGAGTAATTGAACGGCATCAGTCCTCGCAAACACAGATAACTCGACGGATGCGACAGCCCTGCCATGTGATGCGGGGGTAGAAACCGTAGCTGCGGCCAGCGTCATTGATTTTGAATCTGTAAATGGCGGTACTGTTGTCGCTGCTAATGCTAGATAGAGCAACAGTTATGGTTTGCGTTGACGATACAAACGCGCCCGTCTCATTTGGCCCCTTGTCAATAATGCCAGTCGGTTTGATAAATGGCTGAATAACGGCGTCGCCAGTCAGGTTGAGGCTTGCCGCTGTATCAAAACCAACTTCGACAATAACCTCACGGACAACCAGGGGTTTGCTGTGCCAATACTCGGAAAGGTCGACCGTCGCTGAAGCCGGTGTTGATGCGACGCTGGTTGAGAAGTCCCAAGAGAAATCGTTTGAGTTGGGCCACAGATGGTTGTTGATGTATCTGATGGCGTAGAAATTGAATGAATTATCTAGCACGCCAACCATTGAGTATTCGTTGACGGGGTATCGCTTGCCTCGAACAGCAATCGGTGTTGCAATAATTTGCTGTCGTGAAAAACCCGTCAGGTAGGTCGGCGCAGTAAATCCGCTTGGAACAAAGCGCGCCCAGCTGCCATTTTTGTTCTGGAACCAAGCGACGCCCGAGCGAGACCAGCATGAAAGTTGGTTGCCCGAGGAAATGCCAAGGCTAATGTGTTCAGCAGATCGGCGTTGGGGGACCAATGTGGGCGTGATGTCTGATTGGTCAAGTGTCGCAATGGGCATGACGGAGGCGCCGTTCAGGGCGTAAATTGCCCCGTCGGGGTAGCCTGGCACGGAAAAACCTTCGTCGGGTATGAAGACGGTTCGGTTATCGATGCACCCTCGAGCGAATCCGGCGTGAATGTTGGAGTCTGGGATAAGGGTTTGGATGGTGACGTTTTCGCCAAGAACACCCGTGACTGAATAAAGACCTGAGACTGTGGCTACCAAAAAGTCATTTGTTCTTGGGTAAACATTGACGATTGTGTCAGGAAACTCGTAATAGTCAGTCGATGGCGACCAGGATGCCGCGTTCAATGCGGCCGAGTAATACAGCGTTCGTTCAGATGTTGTGACAAGGCGCGAACCGACTTTGTAGAGGTCGCGCACGTCTCGAGTACCGAATGGGTTGGAGACAAGCAGGCTATCGGTGCCGGTCCACCAGTTGAACTCGCGTACGTTGTAGGTAGCCCAGTCGATGTATGTAAATCGATGGTCGACTGCGGCGCCTGTCCTGAAGTTGTCCCATGACACTTTCCCAGCCAATTCGCCAGTAAGTGTGTAGATGGTCGTTGGGTAGTTTGGGGCGTCTGCTGAAACTTTGATTATTCGGGAGTTGTAATAGTAGGTGGGGCCGGTGGTATCAAAGTAACTGACGAAAAATACGGAGTCGGTGACGTCAAGAATGAATGCAGAGAAAATTTCTGCTGATTCCCATGGGTGGCCGGGTGTAATTGCTGGCGGGGTGACTGTCGCAATTTGCTTCGCGCCAGACGGTACTAGGTCGCCACGTGGGCTAAGAAGCGCGTTTGTTCCCTTCCAGCTATTAGAGGGCAAGCCAGTTGAGCGGTCCCCCATGTAATGGCCGCCGGTGAAATCGTCATAGGTGATCGCAAACGATCCCATGTCACTCCCAGGAGGCGTAGTCGGAGAGGCGATCGAACTTGATGCGCTTCTTGATGCTGGCCCGGTTGTCGTCGTTCAGGGTGCGAAGCCAGTTGCCGTACTCTTGCAGGTAGAGGCTGGCTCGAGATTCGTCCTGGCGTCGGGCAGCGCACAGATACGAGCCGTAGGCGACGACGACGTAGTGGTAGGCGACCGGCATCAGGGGGCTGGAGGCGTCGCTGGAGAGGGCTGGTTCGGAGCGGAAGTAGTAGAAGGTGCCGGGCGTGGTGGTCGAGGGGATCGGGTTGATCTTGACGTAGTTGCCGTAGATCACCCATCCGTAGTTGGTGTCATCGGACAGCGGATTGATGTAGTCCTCAAACGGGATTTGCTGGACCGGCGCCGAGTTGATGACGAGCTGGTTGGCGCGCATGAAGTCGGACGGCAACTGGGCTTGGCCGTAGGTGCTGTCGAAGTTCAGCGAGGCGGTCGATGCCAGCCACCACCAGTCGCGCTCGGCGCTGACGCGAGCCAGGGCGTCGTTGATGGACGTGTTGACAAACGAGTCGGTGATGAGGCCGTCGCCGGTAGAAGGGATGGCGAGCCGGTCCTTGATAGCTGTGCGGAGTTCGGAGCGGTCCATCAGATCACCTGCACGCTGTACGCCTGAGCCTGGCTGGAGATGAGTTTGACGAGCGGGGCGGTGCCGTCACCAGGGAGGCTGATCGTCTGGCCGATGCCCAGGTGGTAGGTGTCGTCTCCGGCAACAGTCGGATCGGTGACACCCTTGGTTGGGTCGCCGAACGTGAAGTAGATCGACGCGCCCGAGGTGGTGCGGTTCGTAAGCAGGATGAACGAGGCCGGGTTGTTGAACGTGATGCTGTCCACCGTCGTCGGGGTCAGGGTGGCATGCTTGCCGATGTTGACGGTGTAGTTAGCCATGTCAGATCCCTGACGTTGCGATCACGCTGTAGGCGACAGCCTCGGCCGAAATGAGCGAAACTTTGGTGTTGGTGCCGTCGAACTTGACGACCGTCTTGTCAAGGTTGAGAACGACGAAGGTGTCGTTTCCCTCGGCGGTCGGGGCGGGCGGGTTGTCGCCAACGGTGAAGTAGATCGGGGCTGGGGTTCCGGCGCCACGGTTGATGACGGTGATGTACCCAGCGGTGCCGGTGATGGTCACAGTATCGACCACGGTGGCGGTCAGGGTTTTGTGGACTGAGCTGCTGGCTGAGTAGGTTGCCATCACTTGCCTTTCGCGTTGAATGAGTATTGGCGGCGGTTGCCGCCGTCGAGATGCCCAAGATCCTTGATGAGCGCCCAATGGAGTTTGTCGGCGAGTTCCTGGCGCTTCTCTTTCTCGGCCGTCTCGTGGGCGTCGCGGATGGCCTTGTTCTTCTTCATCAGGTCTTCGTGCAGGGCTTTGCCCTTCTGCCAGTCACCTTCGATCAGTTTGGTGATGAGGGTGTGGTCGCAGCGGTGGTGAGAGCAGGCGACGTAGGGGTTGCCCATGACGTCAACCATCCACACCTCGAAACGTCCTGCGAGCGGGTTGAACATGAGGGACGCCGTCGGGTCGCCCCGCCAGCCGGATTCGTCACCTTTCTGAATTCGGGTGGCGATGTCGTAGACGTCGAACGACACTTCGGCCATGTTCGATCCACCGTCGACGTTTCCCATCAGGTCTGCTGCGCGCATCATGTGCCCCATCATAGACATTGGGGCCGGTCACCCGAAGGCAACCGACCCCAACTGCCGTGTGTTTTGGTTGTCAGGCGCCGATGGCGTGGAAGCGAACCACAACAGCCGACACGTCGGTCGTTGAAGCCACTTCGTCCAGCGGTGCGCCGTCTGTGGTCGTGTCGACCCAGAACAGCTTGATCTTCGGTGCGGTGCTCGACCCGTCCCAAGCCGGGACATAGCCGTCGGTGGTTGACACCGACAGCCAGTCCAGGCGAGAGACTCCGAGGTCGGCAAGCGACACAGCCTCGCCGCCCGTCGCATAGGACGAGTCGAACGTGACGGTGCCAAGCACCTGCTTGCGGTTGCCGGGAACTTCCGGCCCCCAGGTGACGCTTACCGATGCCGCCATGTCAGATCGTCACCTCGGTGAGATCCTTGATGACGAAGTGGGCGTTGCGCTGCTTGCAGGCGAGTTCGCCGTACATGTAGAGCGTGGCCTCGTAGGCGTCGAGGTCGGGCTTACGGTTCATCACCGCTCCGTCCAGGTCCATGAACTGGAATCCGTCGCCCACCTGGTGGAACACCAACACTTCAGGGTTGATGCCGTACAGGCGGTTGTTCGGGCAGTCGAAGTCGGCGTAGAGGGCCGTCGGCGACTCGTCACCCTTGCCGGAAACCGACGGGCTGTAGAACTGGATACCTGCGTATCCACCCTTGAGCTGCGTCTGCTCCATGTTGCGCTTCAGCGAGAGAAGGAGGTTGCTGATCGCCAGGTTCACACCTTCGGCCGACACCAACAGGCTGGGCTTCTTGCCCGAGTTGGTTAGGGTCTTCATGATGGAGCCGGTGATGAGCGTCTCGGTCACCGAGCGGTTGGTTCCACCGTTCGAGTTGACGTACGCCTTCCACTTGGGCTGGGTCGACGGGTTGATCGTGTGGAGCACGGCGCTGTCGTCCACGATGGTCTGAAGACCCGTGAGTTCGACCTGGCCGTCGCCCGGCTGACCCGAGTTGTTGCTGGCTCCACCGGCGCCCGAGCGGAACACGAAATGGCTCGAGGTGGTGGTGACGGCAGCGCCCGAGATGGCGATGGTCTTGTTCGTCTCGTCCACCGAGGTCACGGTACGGGCCGAAGCCACCGTGGTCGGAGCTGCGACGGTTCCGATGTCGACAACCATGCCACCGTCGAAGAACAACTGACGGAGGGCGGTGGAGCCGGTGGTGGAGGCCAAGACGACGGTCGTGGAGGACGACGTGGTTCCGCACTGCGCGATGACACCGTTCGAGGTGCCCCACAGCTGACGGTTGACGTCCTTCATGGCGTCCTTCTTGATGCCTTCCATTTCGGCGTCGAGCGCGTCGATGAAGGCTCCGCGGTCCGAAACAGCCTGACGAATGGTCGGGCCGCTCAGCTGGATGCGTCCGTAGACGTACCGAACCGGGACCGGAACCGTGGCGTAGGACTGGTTGCCTGCGGTCGGGAGAGTGCCATTCTCAGCGCGAGCGCCGACACCGGACGAACGTCCGAGGTGGACAGCGTGGCGGGCGATTCGGCCCTGAACGGTGTCCTTGCGAGTCTCGACCTGGGAGAGGATGAAGTTGGCTTCGTTGAGGTTGTCCAGAAAGTCTTTGTAATCGTCCTTCAGGATGGCATCAACGGTTGAGAGTGATGCGGCCATTGTGGCTCCTTTTGTGATGGTGAGTTGGTGTTGTTTCCGCTACCTGTGCTAACCGGCATCCACCGGGTTCGCCTCGCCACGTCCGTGACTTTCTGGGTCGCAATGAGTTGTGTGGCTATCCGGCCACGAGCATCACTATACACAACATGTTGTGCGTGGGGTGGTTCCCTGCGCGCCGAGGGGGAGCGACGCGCAGGGAACGATCTACAGCCCGTTCGCTTCGAGGCGGGCGAGCGCGCGTTCGCGCGGTGTTGATCCAGCCATCGGGTTGTTGACGGCGGGGACTCCGTTGCCTGACGGGGGCATGTTGCCCATCGAACCGGCGGCCGTAGCGCGCTGCATGTTGATGGCCTGAGCTTGGGCAAGCACCTGTTCTTCGACTTCGCGGATCGCGGCAGTCAGATCCAAATCGGGGCGCTTCGACGCGGCGACGATGGCGGCGGTGGCGAGAGGCGAGTCCGGCTGGTAGCCGTGCTGGACGAGGGTCTGCTCAATCTGCGCTTCGTACTGCTTCTGCACCTGGGCCACCTGGAACTGCTGGATGCGCTGTTCCACCATCTGCTCCACCTGCTGGGGGGTAAGTCCCTGGGCGGCTCCGTCGACCTGGGCCTGCTGGGTGATCGCGGCTTCCTGGGCGGGTGAGACATAACTGTCGAACTTGTCTCCGGCCAGCGTGCGGGCGTTGTCGATCATCCACTTGGTGGCGGTGTCGATGTCGCCCGAGGCGTAGGCGCGCACCATGTCTTGAATGGCTCGAGCGTCGTCGGGGTGCAGGTTCTGGAACGCCTGGGCGACCGGCTTATACCGTTCGCGTTCCTTCTGGCGGTCTTGGACTTCGGCCTCAAAGCGGGCCTTCCAGTCAACGTCGGCAGGTTCGGCAGGTGCCTCACCAGCGGGGATGGCATCCACCATTCCCTGGGGGGCGATGTCACTCATTCTTGCTCCTTATTGGACAGGCGCTCCGGCCTGGGGTTGGGGAACCATCGAACCGGGAGGCTCGTTGGCTTGCGGGAGGGCTTGCGCTCCCGGCATCTGTTGCATGGCTGCGAGCTGCTTCTGCGCTTCTTCCATTGCCAGGGTTTCGTGCGCCTGGATGTGAACGTCGATGGCCTGACGAATGTCGTCGGATGCGAGTTCGTAGGCGGGCGACTTGCGCTCCTTGTTGTGCTGGGCGATGTGCTTGGCGTGGTCGTCGAACATGGCGGGCATGACGGCGACAGCCTGCATGAGCAGCCCGTTCTCCCATTCGGCCTTGGCGATGTCGGGATCGGTGGTTGCCAGGTAGCCCTTCGGGTCTGGCAGATCCAACATGCGGGCGATGGCGATGGGGTCCAGGTTGGCGAACGCCTGCGGGAAACGGTCGGCCAGGCTGGTGAGGACCGACTGGGTGGCGATCTTGGATCGGGGCGCGGTGGCGTCCAACGGCACTTTGACGACGGGAAACTCGTCGATGTCGTCGCCGGACCAGGAGAACTGCACCGTCGATCCCTGCGGGGTGGTGAGGGTTTGGGTGCGAACCATGCCGGACTGCTGGGCGTAGGCGCGGTACAACTGCAACGTCATCTTGCCGACCTTGGCCCAGACCTGCGACTGGTTGCGGGCCATCGGGCCGAGCGGCGTGTCGTCCTTCTCGGCGAGAACCGACAGGGCCAAACCAGAGTTTCGGTCGCCGGGAGCCTGGCCGCGGGAGACGGCGTGGGTGAAGAAGATGTCGTCCATCTCCATCTCGAGCTGGGCGGCTTCGTTGCTGATCCAACGCGGCACGTCCGGCGCGGTCTGCCAATGAGGCTCGCCAATCTCGGAGTTATACTCGAGGATGTCGGCCGGGTCGGTGGTGACTGTGTCGGAGTCTTCGATCGACCCGACCGGCACCATCAGGCGTGCGTTGGCCGCCTTCCGCATGTGCTCAAGGATGGTGGAACGCGCCCGGTTGTAGGCGTACTGGATGTCTCGAGCGGGCGACAGCAAGGTGTGTCCGACCCAGGTGCGCGGGATGCGACGCTGGCGCGGGAGCACGATGTTCAGATGCGGGAATGGGAACGGCCAGCCTCGGCCGTCACCGTAGGCGTACACCTGCTTGCCGTTGACGACATGTACGACACAGCCAGGGGTGGTGTCGGTGGGGCGCTCGTAGTAGCAGTAGACCAGCGTCAATCGCGGTGGCTGGCCTTGTGGGCGACGCGACAGGAGGGTGCGGTGGCGCGACGAGAGGGCGGCCTCGGCGTCGGGGTTCGGCATCCAGTCCAGTTTGTAGCGTTCCTTGACCTGCTCCGGCGGTAGGGCGATGCACCTGATCCAGTACCGTGCGGCGTTCTCGTCGGCTGAGCCTGGTTCAAGGGTGAACTCGGAAACGGACAGCGGTGTCAGGCGCACGCCACCGGCCGGGATCGGCACGGCGGTGACGGGGTCGACGGCGACGATTTCGCCCATGTCGGGGTCCCAGTCGACGCTGATGGCGCTCACGCCACCGAACAGGGTTTGGAGTAGGGCTTCCTCGCGAATCTCGTCCCACGACTGTTCATGCGCTTCGGACAGCAGCAACTGTTCCTGCAAACGCTGGCGGCGAAGGTTGGAGTCATCGATGCCGGTCGGCTCGACTTCCCAGACGAGTGGCGAGCGGGTGAGGCGGGCGACGAGGTTGGTGACTCGGGGGCCGAACTTGTCGACGGTGATGCGCGTGAACTTTTCTGCGTCGTTGGCGTAGTCAAGTTCCTGCACGATGTTGCGGGTGTGATCCCACCAAATCCATTGGAGGCCAGCGTAGTAGCTGGCGTTCATCCAGTAGTCGCGTCGTTCCTTGAGAAGGTAGGTGTCAGCCTTGTTCCATAGTTCGATGACTTCTGCTGGTTTCGGCGGCTCCCACTCTTTCACGGTCCTACTGCCTCACTCGGGTTGGCCCACGCTGAGTGGGGCTTGTCGTCCTGGTTTTTCTTGCGTGGCTTGGCGACCCGTTCGGCGGCGATGACCGCGTCGGGGTTGCGTGCGACCACAAGGTTAGTCAGTCGACGGTTCTCTTGGAGTAGAACTAGCGAAACTGCGGTGAGCGCGACGATGGCGACGATTGCGATAATCACAGGTCACCTAGGAAGTCTGTGTTGATTTCGGGCTTTGGTTGTTCCCGACGAGGGCGCCCTGGACGCCGAAGGGGGGAAGCGTCTGTCTTCAGCGGTGCAGAAGAAGACTCGGTACCGCCCTCGTCGGGAACTTCTGCGGAGCCTGCCTTCTCCGCAACACGGGATGCTACACCAGCGATGGCACCGGCGATCTGCTCTAGTTGGGCTTCGGCTGTTTCGGCTCGCTCGGCCAGTTCGTTAGCGACACGGTTCGCCTGTGCAAGTTCTCCCATACGATTGAACTCGAGCGCCCGTGTGCTTGCGACCATGCGGCCCATTTCAATAGCGCAGTCAGGGCAGACGTAAAGGCGGGTGATTGCTGAGGGGTTGGCGTCGTCTGGACTGTTGACACCATCAAGATCGATTTCGCAGTCGATGACGGGGGTTGCGACCCCTCGGCAGAACCAGCAGCATCCGGGCAGGTAGTTGTAGTGATCGACGAGTCGCATCTCACCACCGGCGCTTCTTGGCAGTCTTGTCGAGCTTCTCCATGAATTTCTGGACTCTCCCTTCGGCATCCCCCCGTGATGTTTTATGACGGCGGGTTATTTCAATGTATGGGCGGCACGATAGCAGGTATCTGAGTGCGTCAGCGGCGTGGTCTTCGTCGTCGGTGTCGATGTCTTCGACCTGTGTCTTGTCGTGGCGCATGGCCGGTAGCGTGCGGAGTAGGTGCTCGCAGGTAGCGAAAATTTTTAGTTTCGGCTCTCCGGTTACCTCACTCGGCTGGAGGTAGCGTCGGACGTTCTGCCACCCTGGGACTCGAGCGTTCTTGGCTTTGACGACCGGCACCCCGAGGCTGTTGTAGACGGCTCCGACGGTGGTGCCGAGGCCGGACACGTTGCTGAAGGTGGAGGGGTCGATGGCCGAGGTGACGATGTGTTCGGGCTTGCCGTCGATCTTGGATAGCTCTTTGACTCGGCTTGCCTGCTGGGCAGCGGTGAGTCCTTTGCTGTAGTCCTCCCGGTAGACGTAGCAGGTGCCGTCGGCGGGGTCCCATGCGCCCCATAGGCAGCAGTATGGGTTGGCGGTACCGAAGTCGATGCCCCGATACCGGGGCCAGTCGGCGGGGATGGCGAACGGGGTGACGACGTGGAGGTCGCGCCGGAACTCGGTGAAATACTGGCCGGTGAAGGTATCCCAGTCGCCGAGCAGTTTCTGCTTACGTTCCGTCTCCGGCAGCATGGATAGGTGCTTGCGGTAGGTGGGGTCGATGTGGGGGTTGTCGTCCACGGTACTCGGGACGAAGGCGACGACGAGGTGGTCGTTCGGATCGTGGGGGATGTCGACTTTGGCGAGTTCGTTGTTGTCGTCGGGTAGTTCGACCCGCCGGACGACGTCGGGGTTCTCGAAGCCTTCCCGCACGTCGTAGACGACGGCGTACCGGCCGTTGGCCGTGGGCTGGACCAGCATCTTGTAGAGGAACGTGTGGCCCCTATCGCCGGGGTTGGTGGCGAACATGACGTGGGTTCGGACGCCCAGGGACGCCATCCGGCGGCTGGTACGGAGTCGACCGGAAATCATCAGCATCTGGTAGGGGGTGAACTGGGTGGCTTCGTCGAATCCGATGAAGTCGTATTCGGCCGACATGAACTGGCCGACGTCCTCGTCTCGAGAGCAGTAGCCGTATTCGATGATGGAGCCGTTGTCGTACCACCAGGCTTTCACGTTGTCAATGGATCGCAACTGAGCGGATACGTCTAGTTGGGCGTACCGCACCTGGGAGCGGATGATGAGGGACCGGCGCAGTTCGGGTAGGGCGGTTCGGATCAGCAGGGTACGGTGACCTGGGTATTTGGCTGAGAGTTCGTGGGCGTGGTAGGCCAACAACTCGGACTTGCCGCCACCCGCGGCCCCGCCGTAAAGCAGCCAATCGGTTTTGCCGACGAGAATGTGGGCGCGTTCCTGCCGAATGTTGCCGGTCAGGCGCCAGGATTGGAGGTCTGCCTCAAGTAGACGTAGGTATTCGTCCTGTTCGGCGGCAGATAGCTGGACAAACTCGTCGTCTGACAGCAAATTCACCCTGATCCGTCTCCAATCGCCCGCAATCCGGCCTCAACACGGCGTTTGGCCTCCAATTTGAGTTCTTCGAGGCGGGATAGGCGGTCTTCGGGGGTGCCGACACGCTGTTCGTTGATGGTGGTGGCCTGTCCCATCTCCAATCGGAGGATGTCGTACCAGATTTTGGACACTTTGGTGGCTTCTTCAGCCGATTTGATTTCCCATTCGCCCGAAACGAGACGCAGGCCGAGGTCAACGATGATCGACTGGGCCAGTTTGGGCAGGATTTCGCGGGAGGCGACCCCTCTGGCGAGCAGTTCTTCACCCATTGCCTTCAACTGGTCGGCCCGTTTGCGTTGTTCTTCCTTCTCGAGCTGCCGTTTGACCCGGGATTCTTCGATGTCGGCGGCCCGTTTGGCCCGCTCGATCTCTTTCTTCTCGCCTTTGGACATGACGGGGAGGTCGTCGATGGCGTCGACCACCAGTTTCGGGGGTCGGGGCGCGGTGGGCTTGCGTCCGGTGATGCCGTCGGTGATGTCGTCGGCGTCTTTCCACACTTTCTTAGCGGGCATTCTGTTTCTCTACGAGTTTGTGATACCAGTTTTCGGCTTCGATGCGGTGCTCGTCTTCGGCGCAATGGATCGCGTGGTACAGCATGTCGGCCGTAAGACGCCACATCAGGTTTACAAGATGCAATTGTTCAATTTCGGCGGCCATCTCGTCGCTCATAGTTCAATGTCTCCGGTCAGGATGTCGTGGAGGGTGGCCCAGATCTGCATGCAGAGGCTTGCGACGGATTGGCAGGCCAGCATCTCCGTGGTGGTAAGGGTGCCGACGTCGTGGGCGCGCCGGGCGATTTCCTCAAGGTGGGCGATTCCGACGAATGCGGCTTTGCAGAACTCGGGTGTCGGGTCGTGGCCGTCAATCTCCAGGGCGGCTCGAGCCTGTGCGACAAGCATGTCGTTGCCGAGTTTGGCGACGGACGACATCAATTCTTCGACTTTGGTCATATTTCCCCTTTCGTGCCAACTGATACTACAACGGTGGTGTATGATCGGTTGCATGTCTCGCAACAAGGCTTGGGATGATTTGCGTCGCCAGAATGCGAAGAAGAAGCTCCGTAAGAACGTGATGGGGCCGATTTTTCCGGTGACGACGACCAAGGTCAATCCTGATGGCAGCGAGACGAAAAAGACCGTCAATCCTTCTCGAGCGTC